CAGGTCGGCTGCTTCGTGATCGCCCCACAGGGCGAAATTCTGGAACCAGACCTGCCAGTAGCGCTCGGGCTCGCTGCGGTCGCGCACGATCAGAACGTAAAGCGGCGAGTCGGGATGGCGCACGCGCACCATGCGTGCGCCGTGGCTGAACGGCGCGTCGGGCACGAATTCGCCCAGGTCCTCGCCCTCGGCCTCGGCAAAATCCAGCGTGACGCCGCGCCCGTGCCGGCCGCGATGCTCGCCCCGGCCGCGGCGCCCGATGCGCTCCGGGTCGGGCGCGGTCCATTCAATCTCGACGGTAATGTCGCCCGCCGTCACTGCGGGAAAAATGACCGGCGGCAAGGGCTCGAATGCGCCGTCGGGCGGCGCTGGCCCGTTGCCGCCGTCGGGCGGCGCCTCGCCCTCGAACGGCAGGTCGGCGAGCGGCGTCGACGGTGCGCTGGCGGCGTCGCGAATATAGGTAAGATTGCGCAGCGTCACCTTCTGCCCGCTGGCATGACTCTCCACGCCGTACACCGAGCCGTCGTCCTGGCGATACCAGCGCCAGTAGCTGAGGGGCCACGACACCTGCACGAGGTCGCAATGGCCGTTGCCGTCCACGGTGGTCCAGTTGACACCTGCGGGCATGTCGGCGGTCTTGGGCAAGATCAACACTTCATCGCCCGGCTGCCCGAGCAGGATCGTCGGATCCGGCTCGGGCTCTGGCTCGGGCGGCTCGGGCTCTGGCGGGATGACGGCGGCCAGCGCGGTCAAGGTCCGGTGATGCTGGTCGAGCGCCACGGCCTGCGCCGCGTTCTGCTCGATCAGCGTGTCGGTTTCGCTCAACGCCTGGTCGATCAATGCCCGCGGGTCGTCCATGTTCTCCGGTGCTCCCTGGCCTTGCGTCTCAACGTTTTGCCGCCGGTGTCGGCGCCGTGGTGGCGACGCGTTTGACGCCGAGCCCGACCGGCGCCTCGCCCGGCAGCGCGCCGGCCTTCTCGATATTGGCCAGAATCTCGCGGCCCTTCTTCAGCAGCTCGCGGCCCTCGGGCGTGGTTTCGCCGCCCTTGGCATAGCCTTCGATCAGCAGCGCGTGGCCGTCCTCGAGCGAGCCGGCGCCGAGCGCGGCGACGTCGCCCATCGGCATCACGCCGGGCTGCGTCATGGCCATGATCTTGGTTAGGCCGCGCACGGCCTCGGCGCTGGTCATGCTGGCGTGAATGCCGGTGTGCTCGTCGGGCCCGATGACGCCCTTTTTCATCAGCCCGTTGAGCCAGGTCGCCACGTTCTTGACGATGGCCGGCGCCTGGGGCCCGAGTTTTTTCATCTCGTCGGCGGCGACGTCCTCGCGCAGCTTGGCGAGGTCCTGCTCGCTCGGCTCGCTCGATTTCGGCAGGCTTTGCAGGATGGAAAAAACCGGCTTCAACAGCGCGTCGAGCTGCGCCTGGCTCACGCCCTGGGCGTGCGCCGCGGCGAGGAATGCCGGCAGCACCTTGTCGTCCTTGGCGATGGCGAAGCCCTCGGGCGTCGGCACCTTGTAGCCCTCGACCTTCTCGGGCGGCTTGTGGTCGCCGCGGGCAATCTTGCCGCGCAGGTCAACGAACGCCTTGGCGAGGTCCTCGACCCGGGCCTCGCTCTTGTCGGCGTCCCAAAAATTCTCGGGCAGATAGTCGGGCCGCGCCGGCCTGGTATCGCGTGGCGGCGGCGTCGCGGTCGTCGCCGGGTGCGCGCCGTCGGTCAGCGTGGCGCTGTCGGGTTTGACGCCCTCGAGCAAGGATTTGCCGTCGCTCAAGGCCGTCGTGGTGCCGCCCGGCGGGGCGGCACCGTTGGTTGTTGCGGGTTCTGCCATCAGGTGCCCTTTTCCAGCTCGGGCATCGGCGGCGCCGGCGGCGCCGCGGGCCCGTGCTTCTCGAGATAGCGGACAATCTGCTCGTCGAGCCGGTACAGGTCGTCGCTCACCTGGTCGCGCGGCATGCGCTCGACCAGCCTGTGCACGGTCCACAGCGAGCGGCCGATGGATTCGGTCTGCTTCTGGTTGGCGGCAATATCGGCCTGGCGCCGGGCCCGCTGCTGCTCCTGCTGCGCGCGTCGGTCCTGCTGCTCGCGCTCGATATCGGCGCTTCGGTCGGTGTCGCGGTCCGGCCGGCGCTCGGCCTTGGTCGGCAGGGTTTCTTCCTCGGCGCGCTTGCGCGCATTGGCGCTGCGCTCGTCCTGGGCGTTGTCGTCGTCGCGCTCGCCATATCGTTTGCCCCGTGGCGGCATGATGACAGTTCTCCTTTGCCTGGCGGGTTTATGTGGTTTCAGCTCTGCGGCTGCTCGGCGGCGGGTTCCGGCGCCGCATGCGGCGCCGCCAGATAATCGGTAATCGCCTGGTCGAGCTGCGCCAGGTCGGGCGGTGCCGTGTCGCCCATGGCGCCGATCGCCTTCTGCGCGCTGACCAGCGCGTCGGTCACGTCGCCATGCAGTTTGTTGAAATGCGCGGGGTTGCTCATGTCGGTTTCCCTTCCTGCGGCGGGCCGGATCTTGCACGCGCGATGCGCCGCTCAATCTCGCGCACAATGGAATTCTGGCCCTCGCGGGCAAAGCCGTGGCTGGCGTCCTGGCCGGGGACCCAGGCCGGTTGCTCGATCGTTGCCGCGCGCAGATGGCGCAGCACCTCGGCGCCCTCGGCCGTGCTGAAGGCGCGGGCGAACAGCACGTCGACGCGATAGCGTTCGGCGAGCTGCGGGCGCGACAGCGGGCGCGGCGTCTCGTTGAAAACATCCCAGTCCTGGCTCATGTCACCGGGCTCGGCGCCGGCTCTTGCGGCTTGGTGGCGTTGGCAGCGATCTGCGCCACCGCCGGCGACTGCAGCAGCGCCTCCTGCTGCGCCGCCTCGGCCTGGGCCTCCTGCTGCGCCATGACTTCCTCGGGCGTCGGCTGAATCTCGATCGGCAGGCCCATCAAATCGCCGATACGGACCGCCGCGCGGCGCTTGTTGAGGCCGGCGTCGAGCGCCTCGGGTCCGAGCGTGCTGCCGACAAGCTGGGCGTACTGGATGATCTGCTGCACGTCGTCCATGGCCTGCACCTGGGCGAGCGGCGACAGCGGCTGGATGGCGATTTCCCTGCCGTCGACCTTGAGCGGCAGGACGATCTCGCCGATTTCGTCGAGGATATCGAGACACCTGAGAATGATCGGCGTCACGCCCTCCTGATTGAGCCGGCCGAACGCGGCGCCAATGTCGCCCTGCAGCTCCTTCATGCGCTCGACAATCTCGGTCGCCGAGCGCACCGGGCCCTCGGGCGGCGGCATCTGCGAATCGAACAGCATTTTTTTGATGTTCGTCCGCATGTCCTCGAGCACGAGCTCGGCGACGGAGAAATCGCCCGAGCGCTCGAGCGGCTGCAGGCTGGCGCCCTTCGGCCCAGCATTGAACGCGACGGGGATCACGGCGCCGGGCTCGATCACCAGCGTGTCGGGATTGAGCACGCCGTCGTCGACCGCGGTATAGGGGCCGGCAATCGCCAGGCTGGCATTTTTCAAGACGAGCTCGACGACTTTATTGCAGGTTCGAATGTCGGGCATGGCCTGCAGGCACGGGCCGCGGCCCTCGATTTCGCCGGGCGCGAGCTGCCAGCGGATGACGATCCACGGATTCGTCCGATACACGCGCTCGGTCAGAATCGCCTTCTCGGTCCAGGCGATGACGCAGAATTTCCAGGCCGCCTCGTCGGCGTCGTAATAGGTCGCCTGCAGAATGTCGAATTCCTGATCGGGATTCTTCTGCTCGGCCTGGGCGATGCTGTGCGGCAGGCTGCGCAAGTCGGGATAGATGCGGCGAATGTCGCGCGCCGGCTCGCGCCGCTTGTAGAAAATGCCCTCGACCGATGAAAACGGCCCGTTCTCGAACGCCACGCAGGCCGACGGCACGGCAGTGAAGCGCAAAGCCGGCGCGTCATGGCGCCCGCCGAGCCGGCCGTTCTCGATCAGCAGCACGCCGGTGCCGACCGCCAGGTCATGCGCCATTTCGTTGATGGCGGTGTCGAAATTGCTCGACTGGATTTCGGCGAACAGCCGCTCGGTGATCTTCTCGAGCACCAGCGCCAGTTGGCGCTGCCATTGCGGCGGCACGTCCTTGCCCGGGCGCAGCATGGCCCAGCGCTGATAGGGCGGGAACAGGATGCGCTGGATGCGGTTCGCCAGCCTGGCGGTGCCGATGATAGCGGTCGAGTCGTACACCCGGTTGCGCTGCTGGCCCTCGCCGATCTGGGCGTAGCTCGAGCGCTCGGGCTGGGTATATTCGTAGGTGTCGCGCAGCAGCGAATAGTAATTGCTCTTGCGGCTGAACGCGCGCTCGGCGCGTTTCATCAAGCGCTCGGTCTTGTTGTCGCCGCCCGCGCCCGCCGTGCTGCTGCTGGCGGCGCCGTAGTCCTCGGCCATGGCCTAGCCTCCGAACGTGGTCTGCCGCGGGATGCCGATTTCGCTGCCGCCCTGCGCCAGCAGCGACGGGCGCCCGATCGCCTTGGCGCGGGCGGCGCGCTGCTGGCGCTCGTCCTCGGCCTTCTCCTTGGCGGTGCGCTCGGCCTCGCGCGCCTCGCTCTCGGCCAGTTGCCGGCTGATATTCTCGCGCTCGGCGCGGGCCGCTTCGTCGGCGGCCTGGCGCGCGGCGAGCGCCTCCTGCTGCTGCTGGGCGAGCTGCGCGTCGAGCGCGGTGTCGCGCTGCGGCGCGGCGGGTGCGGCGGGCGGTTCGTCCTTGTCTTTGTCACCGCCCGTGAATGCCGACACAATCGAGGTGATCGGCGACAGGATCGCCTTGATGATCTGGCCCATGATGATATCTCCCCCAGAATCCCGGCAGCTCGGTGTACCAGATGCCGCCGGGCGCCTCCTGCCAGCCGGCGGCCCTGGCCATGGCAGAAGCCG